CAAGATCAAGGTAGGAGATAAATTAATTGAAGAAAAGATTGGTAGAACTATTAAGTGGGAACTCCAGTTCTCCAAAACCTCTCCAGGGTTCCAGTCTGGTGAGTATGATTTTTATTTCAGAGGTGACAATATTGGTCTTGATACCATTGGTGATTTGGTTACTACCGCAGAACTAAATGGCATTGTAGAACGCACAGGTGCTTGGTATATACTTCCTGACGGCACAAAGGTTCAAGGTAAAGAAGCATTCGTTAATCGTGTAAGAGAGGATCTTGACTTGCAAGAATCAATTAAGTCTAGGTTAAATGACTAAATATAGTATATACGAAGGAAAGTTTCCTTGTAAGACTTGTAAAAAAGAAGTAAAGACTATGAGAGTTTATATGGAAACTGGTATGGCGTCTTGGATGTGCTCAGAAAAACATTTATCAGAAGTATTGTTATTTAGAAAAGGATACAAAAAGGTAAAAAGAAATGACTGAGAAGAGCGAAAGCAAAAGAATCGGTGCAAAGCAGCACAAGAATTCTGGACGCAACACCCAAAAGGGTGATGCTTCTTGGAAAACCTTTGTCGTAGACTTTAAAGAGGTGGGTAAATCTTTTACCTTAAACAAAGAGGTTTGGGCTAAGGCTACTACAGATGCCATGAAGAATGGCAAGGATCCAGCCATAGTGGTCGTAATGGGCGAGGGTAATGCAAAAGTAAGACTTGCTATAATTGAAATGAGCATACTAGAAGATATGATGGAGGAATAATGGAACAAGAAAAAACAACAATAGAGATGATAAATGGGTTGGCAGAGATTGCTGATTATATGGATGATGAAGAGTTAACTACTGCCCTTACCTTCATTGCTAAGATAATTATTAAGCCAGATATCCCATTAAATGTAGCAACTGTAGAGATTGTAAGGTTGCAGGCCATTGCAGCAAAAATGGCTTTTAAGGCTACGTGGATGGCAAATGTAGACAAGTCAGATCGTGGAAAGAAGAACCTTTACTATACTGCTGCAGAGTCAATCAACAATCTTGTTTCTGCTTTGAAATATATAACCAGATAATCTGGTATACTTAATAGAACAGAAATGGAATTGCTATGACAAAAAATTTACTAAAAGGCGTTATGATTAAAGCAGAAAAGGATGCAGTGGACACAATCGGCAAGAACGAAATGATTGAAAAAATTCAGCACGGATACATCATTAACCGAGGTCCAAAGCATACGCAAAAGAAAACTTTTGCCCCATCTACAATTGCTTATGGTCATGGAGAGTGCCCAAGATATTGGTATCTTGCATTTGAAGGCCAAACATTTGAAGACAATACAGATGCATATGGTGCAGCAAATATGACTGCTGGAACATTGTCGCATGCTAGAATTCAGGATGCTATGATGAATTCTGGAATTGCTAAAATCTATCGAGATGATGAAAATCAACCAACTACAGAGTTTAAGATTAGACACGACGATCCTCCAATCTTTGGATATGGAGACGCTATGCTTGACTGGAATGGCGAAGAGATCGTTGGAGAAATAAAAACCATGATGAATGAAGGCTTTGAGTATCGAAAAGCAAAACAAAAGCCAAAGACTAGTCACGTTGTCCAGTTGCTTATTTATATGAAAATTCTCAAGAAGGCAAGGGGAGTGTTAATTTATGAAAATAAAAATAATCACGAACTACTTGTCCTTCCTGTAGAAGTAAACGATCATTACCGTCGGTGGGTAGACCAGGCATTTGATTGGATGAGGGCAGTTCGTAAGGCTTGGGTTGACAAGACCTTGCCTACAAAAAACTATAGATCTAATTCTAAGATTTGTAAGTCATGTCCAATTCAAAAAGCATGTGCAGAGGCAGGCGCAGGAGAGTTAAAACTTAAATCCTTGGAGCCTCTAGAAGATGAAACATTGTAGTTGGTGCGATAACCAATTTAGTCCGACAGTATCTTATCAGATATACTGCTCTACATCTTGTAGAGATCAAGCAACGAAGCAAAAAATTGCAGATAGATACATATATACAAGAAGGCAAAAGCGTGTTGGTAAAAATAGGAAATGTAGAAGTTGTGATCTAGATTTATCAATATATAATGATGAATCTCTTTGCAACAACTGCGTAGTTGATCCAAAAGAAGTAAATAAAGCATTAAAAGATATGAAAGGTATTGCAAATGGTAAAGAATAAGTGGGGAATAGAAATGATTCCAAAGCGTATTTGCGCTATTGACGCAAGCACCAACAGTCTTGCATTTGCTATGTTTGATACTTTTACAAAAGAAATTATAAGTGTTGGCAAGATTACCTTTGAAGGCAAAGATACCTACGAAAAGGTTATGGATGCTGGGAAAAAGGTAAAAGCATTTCTTGAAATATATGGCGGTTTTGAAGCAATTATTATTGAGCACACTGTGTTTATGAATAGCCCAAAGACTGCTGCAGACCTTGCTTTAGTCCAAGGGGCTATACTTGGTGCTGCAGGACAAACTGGAACGACTATAATTGGTAAGGTTGCTCCTATTACTTGGCAAAACTTTATTGGTAACAAAAAGATATCCAAGGATGAAAAGTTGTTTATTAAATCACAAAATCCAGGGAAGTCAGAATCTTGGTTAAAATCTCACGAAAGAGAACTCAGAAAGCAAAGGACCATTAGGTATATTAATACTATATATGATAGAACTATTACTGATAACGACGTAGCAGATGCTTGTGGCATTGGTCATTGGGCACTATCAAACTGGAGCAAGGCAATAGGGGTTGACAAATAGTATTATGGCTGCTAAACTATATACAAGCGAAGTCTATATGCGTAAGAGATATCTTATGGATAAAAAGACTCCAGAAGAGATTGCAAAGGAGTGCGGAGTTAGTCTAGAAACTATCTACGTATACCTTGCTAAATTTGGATTAAGGAAATCAAAGCGATGAATAAGATTCAGAAAGTAATTGTTGCAGCAACAATAGCAGGTGCCGTTGGTGTTTCCTATGCACTATACACCTTAAGAGGTTTGCCAGAAGCATTTGATTGGGAAGACGATGAGGAAGAGTCGTATGAGTGAAAACCTAAACATCACCGTTGATCAAGTTAATCACCCACAGCACTACACAACAGATCCTTCTGGTGTAGAATGCATTGAAATTACTCGCCATCGTAACTTTAATATTGGTAATGCTTTTAAGTATCTTTGGAGAGCAGGACTCAAAGATGAGTCAAAAACAATTCAAGATCTAGAAAAGGCAATTTTCTATATTAAAGATGAAATTAATAGACTAGAGGGAAAATATGTCAACTGAAGATGATTTAGTTAAGCATTTAGATCAAGTCAACCTTGTTGTTGAAGAGTATCTTAAAGGGAACGATCCAACTGTAATCTCTAAGCAGTTATCGATACCAAGACAAAGAGTGGTAACACTTATTAACGAGTGGAAGGTTATGGCATCTGCTAATGATGCTATTCGTGCTCGTGCCAAAGAAGCGCTTGCTGCAGCAGATACACACTATAGCAAGTTGGTTTCTCGAACATATGAAGTTATTGATGAAGCATCTATGACTAATAACCTTAGTGCTAAGACTGCTGCAATTAAACTTGTAATGGATATCGAATCAAAGAGAATTGACATGCTTCAAAAGGCTGGACTGCTTGAAAACAAAGAACTGGCTGAAGAGATGATGGAAATTGAAAAGCGTCAAGAAGTTCTTATGTCTATTCTAAAAGACATTGCAGCAGAATATCCACAGGTTCGTGATGACATTATGCGTAGACTATCTGCAGTATCTAAAAAGGATGAGGTAATAACTGTTGTCCACGGAGTTTAATGATTTCTTTGAAGCACTTAAAGATAATCACTTTGCAGAAACACCAGTAGACGCAAAGACGTTTGTTGAGGGTGAGCAATATCTAAATCAGCCTGGACTATCTGATATTCAATACGATATTGTTGAAGCAATGAGCCAGATATATCGTAAAGAAGACCTTATAGATCTTTTGGGTGCTGAAGAAGGTGCCAGATATTATGAAAAATATACTAAAAATGAAATCATTCTGCAACTTGGCAAGGGATCTGGAAAAGACTTCACATCAACAGTAGCCTGCTCATACATAGTATACAAACTACTGTGTCTAAAAGAACCTGCAAGATACTTTGGAAAACCTGTCGGAGATGCTATCGACCTTATTAACGTTGCTATTAACGCTCAACAGGCAAAGAATGTTTTCTTTAAAGGATTTAAGAATAAGATTGAAAACTCTCCCTGGTTTGCTGGAAAGTTTTATGCAAAGGCTGACTCTATAGAGTTTGATAAGTCAATCACAGTTTATTCTGGTCACTCAGAAAGAGAATCCCACGAAGGTTTGAACCTTATTCTTGCAGTTCTTGATGAGATTTCTGGTTTTGCATCTGAAATTGGAAGTGGTAATGATCAGGGAAAGACTGCGGAAAATATCTACAAGGCTTTCCGTGCATCTGTAGACTCTCGTTTCCCTGACCTTGGTAAGGTTGCACTGCTTTCATTCCCACGATATCCAGGTGACTTTATTTCAGAAAGATATGATGCGGTTATTGCTGAAAAAGAGGCTGTAGAAAAGACTCACAAGTTTGTTATTAATCCTTTACTGCCAGATGATTCAGCAGATAATACTTTTGAAATTTCTTGGGATGAAGATCATATTCTTTCATACAAATACCCAGGAGTATTCGCATTAAAAAGACCTACCTGGGAAGTAAATCCAACACGCAAGATTGATGATTTTAAGATTGCATTTATGACTGATCTAGGAGATGCTATGCAGCGTTTTGCATGTGTCCCTACGTTTGCATCTGATGCATTTTTTAAGCAGATTGAAAAAGTAAGAAACTGTATGGTGTCAAGAAACCCTATCGATACCTTTAAAAGGTTTGACGAAAACTTTAAGCCAGATCCAAACAAGATATACTATGTCCACGCCGACCTTGCACAAAAGCATGACAAGTGTGCAGTTGCTATTGCCCATGTTGACAAATGGGTTAATGTTCAGGTAATCAAAGACTACGAGCAGGTCGCACCCATAGTAATAGTAGATGCTGTTGCTTGGTGGGAGCCAAAGGTTGAAGGCCCAGTAAATCTTTCAGAAGTAAAACAGTGGATCCAAAATCTTCGTAGACTAGGATTTAATATTGGAATGGTTTCGTTTGACCGTTGGCAATCTTTTGATATTCAAAATGAATTGAAGCAAGTAGGAATGAGAACTGATACTGTTTCTGTTGCTAAAAAACATTATGAGGATATGGCAATGTTAGTGTATGAAGAAAGACTTCTTATGCCAGCCATTGAACTTCTGTTCGACGAACTAACACAACTAAAGATCATGAAAAATGATAGAGTTGACCACCCCCGCAAAAAGTCAAAGGACTTGGCTGATGCTGTGTGTGGAGCAATATTTGGGGCAATATCACATACCCCAAGAGACCTTAACCTTGAAGTTGATATTCACACAATTAGTGATCGACCTAAGCAAGTTGACAGGCCTGAAGACAATGTGATACAATATAAACCTATGCCAAACGATGTAAAAGATTATTTGGATAGACTAAATCTACTATAATGAAAAGGAATAAATTAAATGAACTCATTTAAGAAAATCGCACTAGCCGTGGTTGCAGCCATGACTTTGGGCACAATGGTAGCAACACCTGCAAGTGCTGCTGTAATGTCAGTTGCTGTAGATCTTGCTGGAACGGCTAATACAACCGCTTCATCAATCTCAACACCTGCATCATTGCCAGTCCCTGCAGACAACACAGTTGACGCTGCTGACGCACTAAAGTTCGTCGCAACAGTTGACACAGGAACAGTCGTTTCTGTGGTAGCAACAAACGCAACAATCGTGTCTGCACTACACACATCTGCTGCACCAGTAGGAGCATCATCAGGTTCTTCAACTTTGACAATCGCAACTGGCACAGGAACAACTGCAACATTCTGGGTATACACAAAGACCACAGCAATTGGAACAGTAACAGTTACCAATCAGGGAACTACATTTACATACTACGTTCAGGGAACTGCTGGTAAGATTAATAACCTTACACTTTCAGCACCTGCAACTGGCGCTGCTGGAACAAAGCAGGACATCACTGTAACAGCAACAGACGCATTCGGAAACAAAGTTTCTGGTAAGTCAATTACTGCAACAGTATTTGCTGCAACAGCAACACTAGACACAGCAACAGCAACAACTGGTGCTACACTTTCAGACTTTGGAGTTGCTACATTTAAGGCAACACTTCCAACAACTGGAACACGCTCACTTATTACATTTGCTCCAACAACATCTTCAGATGCTGTGGCTGCTGCTGTAACAGGTTTGACCGCTCCAACACTCGCACCGTTTGCAGAGATTACAGTTCGTGATCTAGCATCAGAACTTTCTGCACAGGTTGCAGCAAAGGATGCAGCGCTTGCTGCAAAGGCTGCTGCAGATGCTGCACTTGTTAAGGCAACAGCAGAGCATACTGCTCTAATTGCTGCTGAGAAGGCTGCTTCTGCTAAGGCACTTGCCGATGCAAAGATTGCTTCAGACAAGGCACTTGCAGATGCAAAGGCTGCTTCTGACAAGGTTATCCTTGATAAGGATGCAACAATTGCTAAGTTGACTGCAGATAATGCTGCTGCACTTAAGGCAATTAAGACATCATTCAATGCACTTGCTAAGAAGTGGAATGCAAAGAATCCAAAGGCTAAGGTTACTTTACTTAAGTAATTAATCCAACAACTAAGGGGATTGGCTAAGTGCTAGTCCCCTTTTTTGTGCAATAAAATGGTATAATCATCCTATCAGACATCATGTCTGCAAGGGGGAAAGGTAATTAAACGACTACTAAGAATAGTAACAGCCACAGTTTTAGCCTTTGGCTGGCTACTTATAGCCCCCCAAGAAGCCCACTCTGATGATCCACTAACAGTGGCAGCACAAGAAATACAAGAACTTAACGATAGTGTATATGATCTTGGCTACCAAGATGACCTTATAGATCTTATAGACATAGCAGAAAATAAGTTTGCCTTAGCCACAAATGCGAAGGAACTTAAAGATGATGCCTATGATGCCCACGAAGATGCAGTAGAGGCAGAAGCCACAGCCTTAGAAGCAAAGAACCTTGCCCAGTCAAATGTGGATGGTCAGACAGCCACAGTAGCCTTGGCCCTTGAACATAAAGACAACGCCCTTGAAGAAAAGAATGATGCTCAAGATGCACTCAGCATAGCCAATATTAATGTTCAAACTACTCAATCAAGTATGCAGAGTGCTGGAGGAACAGGTTTGGCATACACTGTTTATACTCTTGTTAGGCAGGGTAATGTTGCTACCCCAGGATCTGTTCTTTGTTCTGGCACCTGGAACTCAGGCCATATGAGTCTTCCAGTGTGCGGAAATAGATATGAAAACCTTATAGTTAAATTTACTGGACAGATAACAGCCCCTTCATGGTTTACACAAACCTACTTTGCAGGATATACGGATGATGGTTTTAGAATGTATGTTGACGGGCAACTTGCTGTTGATAACTGGGTAGAGCAAGGGACAACTTGGAGCGATTACTCTCCCGTATATGATGTTAGTGAAGACAAAACTTTAGATGTAGAAATATGGTGGTATAACGGTGGAGGACCAGGTTCCTATCATCTTGGCTGGGCTATACCTGGTGGATGGACTGGAGCAGGATGTGATTATGCTGGAAATCCAAGAGTCTGGGGACAAAATTTTAGTTGTAATCTTAATACATTTTCTTCTGGATCAGGACCAACTCAATCACAAATAAATGCTTACAATGATGCTGTTGCAGCACAGGCTATAGCACAAACAAACTATAACAATAAATTGGCAGTATACAATGACAAACTAAGCGTATACAACTCTGAGAATACAACACTGTCATCAATGAATCAGGTTTTGCAAAC